GGTTGTTTTAAATTCTACTTGTGAATCTACACCTTTAACACCTTTTTCTGTATATGCTTTGAAAGCATCAGAATTTGCGAATTGCTCACCAATAGATGATGGGCCCTTCTTTTCAGGCATTGCATTAGGTATAGAATTTACAGGCTCATTATCAACCTCTAAAGCTTTCTCGTTTTGAAGCCTTGATTCTTCTACTTTTAAATCATCAACAAGTCCAGAAAGTTCGTCGTTGAAGCCTTTGATTTTCTCTTTGGCTTCAGCTGTGTACTTACCGTCTTCTTGTGAATCAAAAGCAGATTTCAATTCTTCACGAGACTTTGCAATTTGCTCTTTGAGCTTTGCTACTTTACTCATGGTTTATATATCTCCTATATATTATCTTCTACTTCTAATTCAGCATCCAATGACTCAGCAATATTTTGCTGTGCCTCTACCCATAAGGCTTCAGCCTCTTCATCAACGGATTCAGTGTTATCTTCATCTTGGACTGGTTCAACCTCTGGGTTTGTTTGAACCTCGACTTCCTCAGTAACTTCTTCAGATACCTCGTCTTCTTGTTCCTCTAATGGTAGTTCTTCCTCTACGTCAACGCTTTCCTCAGTCACTACATTGTTCTCACCTACGTTATCAATGAATTGGTCTAATTCGACCCATGCATCTTGTAAGTCTTCCTGAACTGCACGTAGTGCTTCAGTGGCTTTTTCGCCTAACTTCCTTCCATCTTTAGCACGCAACATCGCTATGGCGGTAGCTCGTACCATCAAGTCGTTTAATGCGGCAAGCACATCTTTGACTTGTTCCGAAAATGCTTTAGGGGCATCTTCTGAAATCTCTTCTTGAGTCTCTAACTGAGATTCTTTAAGTTTGTAGAGTTCCTTTAAATAAACTGTAGGCTTCTCTAATAACTCTTGAACAGTTACTGACTTTTCTGTAGCCAACCCATCTACTTCAACTTCTGGATTAACCGAATCTGCTTCATTTATTGTTTCAGATACTGGTTCTTTACCAAAAGAGGAAGAGCTAAGTACAGCTTTTTCTTCTTCATTACCTAATATTTCTTTAATTAGCTCATCATTTGATTTGATTGCCATTGTATAGGTATCTTGATTTGCTCCAACAAGAACAGGTGAGACTTCAAAAACTGTTAGGTCTTTTAAATACCTAGCATCTTTTTCTTCTTCGCCTTCACCAATTTTGCCTTGTTCAGCATCGTTAACTCTATAACCGAATGACCATTGTTGCATATCAGCCATATTTTTAACTATCTTATAAGCTTCTTTACCGGATTCTGTATCCATAAAAAACTCACCAGAAAATGTAGCTTTATCGCCATCACTTTCTATTGAACCTTTACCAATAGGCATGTCCCACTTATGAGCCCATACCATAGGTACAGAACCAGATTTGAAACCTGATTTAATCGACCCTGGGAGTACAACGTCTCCATCAGAATCGAGTGAATTGAATACAGAAAAAACAGCGGAAACTTTTCCCTCGGTCTCAGATTTGAGTTCGAGGTCTATGTTTTTAACTTCTTTTTCAGACATATTACCTTTAATCTCCTGTTAACAGTTAAGGTACGCTATATAAGAAATATTAACTTATCCTTTAAAAAGGTGTGTTATTTAATAGGCTTAATAACTTTTAATTTTGAAATGGGCATTGTCACTTTTCTATCTGTTTTTTTGTGACTACCGTCTTCCATGATTGCCCATACTTGCATTGTCGCTTCTTTCTTTTCGCTATTAATAGAAACTACAATTCCGTGAACTGTTGAAGGTGGTTGAGGGTCTTTGTTGATTGACCAACTTACTGACTGCCCCATACGGACACTAGAAGCTTTCTCTTCTACGTCTAGAGATTTTTTAGAACTTAACGGATGGTTGCTAGGTAGTAAATCTTGGTCATAAGGTTTTCTCTTAAATCTACCAGTTCTTAACGCATGAATAAAACCGTTAACTCTACCTAATCCCCACTGGTCAGCAGATGTAACATTACCTCTTACTGAACCAGGACTTGTTCTATAAGCACCTACGCCTCTGTTAAATACAGATGTCAAAGTTCTTAGATTAGCCCTATACTTAGGTTTTTTTGCATTGTGTTCTTTTACTTTATTAACTAACGCTTTCCTAACTCTTGCAGAAACAGCTTTTGTTTCAGTGAGATGTTTTTCATAAATATCATCAGCCATTTCCTCTGCAGCTTTTCTCCTAGCTCTTACAATTTTCTTTTGTTCATTGATGACTCTCTTCATACCAGAAACACCAATGTTAGAAACTCCACCCCATTTGATATTGGCAACTGTTCCAGCAAGTCTAGTGTTACCTTGATGTCTACCCATAAAACGTTCTCTTCTTCTTACCCAATTTAAAACTGATTCGCTTCTATCTCCTGATTGATATTTAGTCCATCTTGAATAAGCATCATTACCAGTGAATGAGGTTGGGGGATTTCCTCCATTACCACCACGTCTCCAAATTTCTGGCCAGTTCTCTTTTAAATCTTTAGCGTAACCGTAAGGAAATTGTTTATATTTAGAATTAGAAATTCTTACTTGCTTGTCATCACCTGGGCTTGGAAAGTTAGTCCTATCTTTTTTTGGCTTTTCAGCTTTCTTAGGTTTTACAGCTTCTTCATATGCATCATGTGTTTTACAAGGCATAAATACTTTTTTACCATTTACTTCATGAGTGTGAACACCAACTGCACATGATAATTCTTTTGACCTATTCATTGCTTCACCTGGATTATCAAAAACATCTTTAGGATTAGCAGCTTTGCTATTTTCTGGTTCTATTTCAAATTGTGATTCCATAAGTACTTCTGCTTCTTCTAAACTTACACCTAGTTCTTCAATATTATCATAATTTTTTTTAGGTTTGCGTTTTAAAAAGTTTTCTGCTTCTTTTCTAGTATCAAAACATTTTATTACTTTGTTTGTTTCATGACTAAGTACACAGAAAGCACCATTAGGCATCTTGGCAATATACTTTTCTTCACTTCTTGGTTCATCATTCATTACAACTTTTGGGTTCCTAGTGGATTCTGGTATGCCTTCCTCTGTTCCTAAAGTATCTTTTTGTTCTGTAGAAATAGAAGTATCAGCAGCTTGTAATTGTTCTTGTTCTCTTCTAGAAGCATCTCTATTTTGTTGAGGTGGGTCATTAAGAATTGCTTGACCCTCATCATCTACTTGAATCATGTTTAAAGGTCTAAGATAAACATCATGGTTTTGGTCTACCTCTAGTCCTACAACTTTTCTAGCTTCACCAATAGTTATCCAACCACCAGATACACCCATGTTTACTCTTTTGTAAAGATTGTCTACATCAGGTTGTAGTGCTCTAACAGATTGAACATCGTAATCACAAATCAAACCTTTATCGCCAAAATCAGGAATTAGTAATTGATGCGTTAATTCAGCAGCTACTGTTTTCCACATAGGTATCAATTTTTGTTCTGTAAAAAATTCTTTAAGTTCTTTTGTATTGTTAAAAGTGGCTGAATCTAATCCAGCTCCAAGACCAGCGAGAATAGCTGGGACACCTAAAACTGCAGATACTCTTTCTTCCGGTATTCTTCTTAAGGAAGCTAGTCTCATTTGTTCAGGTGAAAAAGAAACTACCTCTACGTTCATTGAACCTGATAAAACCATTGGAGCACCTCTGTTGGCTCCACCAAACTTTTCTTTATACATTGCAGATATTGACTCTGCTTCTTCTCTTGTAGGACCTCCATAGCCATCTGACCTTGGAGTAAGTACTACACCAGGAACTGCCATGTTATCTAACAAGGAAAAGGTAAATTGTCCTGCAGCTTCGTCTCCTAAAATTTCTCTTAATACTGTTTTAAGTGGAGCGTGTCCTCTTCTGTGGTCATTTGGGTCTATTCCTTGTCGGATATGTACCATATCTTCAAATGGTATTTTTACAAAATCACCTTTACCGTAAGCGTAATATTCATAATGAGTAATTAGCTTTTGTTCAGTTCCTCTTACTTCTACCATATGAGGCATTAAAGGTACTAGTTCTACAACTTGTCCTTGTTTATTACGATTTTTGTATAAGTAAGCATCACCAAGAGTATTGAGTGCCATAATTATGTAGTGAGAAAGTAAGTTTTGAGACATAAAAGGATTAGGTCTATGATAAAGCTCTGCTAATGGATGATTATATTGTATTTCTCTATCGCCAAAAATTTGGTCTCTTTTTACAATTTGTAATGGAGGTTCTGAAAAAGAAGTTGATAAAACATTCAAACAAGCAATTACAGCAGAGTTGCCTGAACCATCTCCTATTTCTTTTAATTTATTGGATTCTACAAATCCTGATGAGGTATTGTAACCAAAAATGGAGGCATCGTTGCCAAACATTTGATTATAATTCGATTGTAATTTCTCTTCATTCCCTCTTTGTGAAGGTCTAAAGACATCTAAAGCTTTTTGAAATCTACTTTTTTCTTCCATGTACCCAGTACTCTAATACGCTGTCCACTCTCTTCTAGCTGAAAGTGTACTAGCTGCTAATCCCAGAGCGTCTACCATGTCATCATTTTTTCCGACAGGGAAGGTCAACAGTTCTCTTTCTAAGTCCGCCAACCAAAATGCACCCTTCTTAAAAAGGATGTCACCTGACTCCATCCTAGCTGATAGTGGTAAACTTTTGGTTATTTTATCTTTTTCAGCTCTTATTTCTTTTACCCTTAAACCACTCCTATTAGCTTCTTGAATAAATGGTTTAGACAAACCTTGATTTTCAATGCAAATGTAAGACCAGTTATATTTACTTGCAAATCTTTTAGCTGTAGGGATTATGTCTGGAGATTCAATT